CTTTCCTGTCAAAATAGACAAATTTTAAAACAATTTTAAGATTTAAATGTAGATTTAATCTATGAACCTTACAGCCGAACAAATTACAGAAAATTTTGTCAAGTTTAGATCTTTGTGCGAGAAGTTAGGAGATCGATCTGAGATTGCTCTTCACATGGTAGACACACTAGGTGATCGTCTTGCTATGTGCCCTGCATCTTCAAAGAAGGATTATCACCTTGCAATTCCTGGTGGTCTTGTTGATCACTCCTTAAGAGTTCTTGGGAATGCCATTACTCTCACAAAAGCATTTGGGTGGGCTTTGCCTAGATCTTCATTAATTATTGGGTGTCTCTTCCACGACCTTGGAAAGGTTGGTTATGATGTGCCGGGGACTGATTACTATCTTCCTGGTGACCCTTGGAGAGCTGAGAAGCTTGGAGAGAATTATCAGCACAACCGAGATATTCAATATATGACCGTGCCTGCACGAGGATTATGGTTATGTCAGCATTTTGGATTAAAGTTGACTGTTGATGAATACATGGCTATTCTTTTAAATGATGGATTTTTCCCGGGAGAGAACAAATCTTATATTCTAAAAGACCCGCTTTTGGCGCACGTTGTTATGACTGCTGACTATATCTCCACCCGACAAGAGAAAGGAGAGTTCGAATGAGAGATTTTGACGAGACTTTAGAGTGGCTAAAATCTTTAAAAAACTCTAAGAGCCTTGATCTTGATGAGTTATATGCAGCTCTAACGGCAGCAATTAAGCTTATTGAATCCCTAAAAGATGATGCTGATTCTGCATGGGGAATGCTTGAAGAGCAAAAATCGTCTGAAATTGAAGCACATGCTGACTCTCTTAAAAAAGAGATTGATCGAAAAATTGCCGAGACTTTAACTTTAGTTGGTTCCAAAGTTGTTCAAGCCTAATAATTATTTAGGTAGAGGGTGTCAATGTCAATCTCAAGTTTAAGAAGCATCATTAGAGATCTAATTCGCGAGGTTGAAAACGACGCAGAGCCGACAATTAATGAGTTTTGTGCTGTAGGTGCCGGAGGAGGGTCTTTAAGTGTCCCAGCGGGTGGTCCACAAATTATGGGCCACATGTCTGCTCCTTGGGCACCTGTTAAATCAAAAAAGAGACGACGGCTAAAAAGAAAATTGAACTAATTTAATTTAAGTTTTAGGATTGATCTATCCACATGGTGTGGAGATGGTTTATCCAAACCGAGGAAGAGGAATAGGAATTATATGGCAGTAGATCTTGAGGCGATTCGTCGCCGTATGGCAGAGCTTAGTGGTGTGAAGAAGACTTCGTCAGTCCAGATGTGGAAGCCAGGAGTTGGTGAGCATAAAGTTAGATGCCTTCCGTGGTCTGACACTCCTGATGGACAGCCCTTCAAGGAGCGCTGGTTTTATTATATTGGTACAAATGCAGGGATTTTAACTCCAAAGCAGTTCGGGAAGCCTGATCCCATTGATGATCTTCTCCGTAAGCTTTACAGTACAAAGTCTGAGGCAGATCGAGCAATTGCAAAGCAGTTGCAGCCAAAGATGAGAGCATATGTGCCCGTAATTGTTCGAGGTCAAGAGGACAAGGGACCACAGATTTGGTCTTTTGGAAAGCTTATTTACCAGCGTCTTCTTGGTTTCTTTCTTGATGAAGATTACGGAAATATTCTTGACCCACACGAAGGTTTTGATCTGAAGGTTACTATCACGCAGTCTCCCGGGAAGCAGTTTCAAGACACAGTTGTTGACTGCAAGGGGAAGCCAAGCAAGCTTCATGATGATCCTGCTACAATGAAGAGATGGATTGACTCCGTCCCAAATCTTGATGACATGTATCGATTGAAGCCCAAGGAAGAAATTGAGGCTATTGTTACTGCTTGGCTTAATGGAGATTCAACTCCCCCCGCTCCGACCGATGATATGGGTACATCTCGAGGCAAGCCAGTCAAGAGTGAAATTGATGACATTGTTGCCGATGTAAAGTCTTCAAAGCCAAAGAAGGTTCTTACTGAAGATGATGATTCTCCTGCTCCAAGAAAGCAGAGCTTGGATGAGGCATTTGCAGATCTGATGGGCGACGACTAAGAAGGAGATTAAATTATGGCAAGACCACCAAAGTCTCCTGTACTATGGGAGTCTTCAGAGAAAGTTTAGAAGAAGAAAGGAGCCGACGCGATTGACACTCTCACGGCGGACCTTATTAAACAGCTCAACAAAGAGTTTGGCCAGAGAGTTGCATATAATCTTTCAGAAGATGAGGCGCCAACCATTGTAAAGAGATGGATTGATACCGGCTCTATTCAGCTCAATTATGCAATTCGTAATGCGATGGGCGGAGGATATCCTGAAGGTCGAATTATTGAGCTTTCAGGGCTTCCTTCCTCTGGCAAGTCACATCTTGCTTATCATGCTGCATCCGTAACTCAGTCCATGGGTGGGCTTGTTGTCTATATTGACACTGAGAATGCCACCCCGATTGAAAAGCTGAAGCACATGGGCATTGATGTGTCTAAGAAGTTCGTATACTGTGACACTCACTGTACTGAAGAGGTCTTCTCTATTATTGAGAGCACAATTACGAAGGCGAAGCAGATTATTGAGAAGAACGTTCCCATTCTTGTAATTTGGGATTCAGTGGCTGCAACCTCTCCCAAGGCCGAACTTGACGGGGATTATGATCAGACCACTATGGGTCTTCAGGCTCGAGTCTTAAGTAAGGGTTTTCGAAAGATTACAGGTGTAATTGGTCAAAACAACGTTACGTTGATTTGCATCAATCAGCTTCGAGACAATATTGGAGTAATGCACGGAGACCCACATGTCTCTCCTGGCGGAAAATCTTTGCCCTTCCATGCTTCAGTCCGAATTCGACTTGGCAGCGGAAGTCCAATCAAGGACAAGTCTGGAAATGTGGTGGGTATTCACACAACTGTCTCTCTTAAAAAGAACAAGGTTGCACCACCGTTTCGGAAGTGTGAATTTGATATTCTTTTTGGTAAGGGGATCGTTGAGCACGAATATCTTTTTGATGAATGTCGAGGCTGGTGTGACAAGAACAAGGTAACAATGACTTACCTTGACGACAAGAAGGTTTCTCACGATGTTGAAGTATCAATTGCTGGCACTGGAGCGTGGAAAGAGTTAATTGTAACAGAGGTCACAACCGGAGAAGTTCTCTTAGAGAAGAAGTTCTATAAGGCTGATTTTGCTGACATTATGAAGAATCCTCTGTATAAACCTTTTGTTGACAAGGTTATTGACTGCGCTTTGACCATAAACGGAAGTTTTGGGTCTGAAGTTGAAATTGAGACTGACACGCCTGATGACGAAGCTGATGAGGAGGTGACAGATGATTGATCTTGACGGAGGGGACAGAATTCCTACCATTAAATTTAGTGGTCCACAACCTCGTTATCAGACGATCGGATCTGCAGGCGCTGATGTTTCAGCCTCTGAAGATGCTGTAATTGCTGCAGGTGGTTGGTCGATCGTTCCTACTGGGCTTTTTCTGGAAATTCCACGTGGTTATGAGTGTCAGGTAAGATCAAGGTCAGGCCTTGCTGCCAAGGAAGGCGTGTTTGTGTTAAACAGCCCGGGGACGATTGACTCTGATTACAGAGGAGAGGTAAAGGTTATTCTTGCCAACATGGGGAAGAGTGAATTCTACGTAAAAAAGGGTGACAGAATCGCGCAGCTGGTTTTCGCACCAGTTTCTTCTGTTGTCTTTCAAAATCTTCGTCTTGAAGATTTTGAAACTACCACAAGAGGCTCGGGCGGCTTTGGGTCTACTGGGCTATGATAAAGAATTTTTTCTTAATTGATCTTACTTGTGATTCACAGTTTGATTCTTCTGCTTTGCAGATTTCAGATATAACTTTGGGAAAAGGATTTCTAACAAGTTTAGACTTCTATAGAGGGTCAAATGGTGTTATTATAGCCTCTTTTGACAATGACAAGAATCAAATTAATGGATTTTGTGCAGGAAGAGTTTTGGATAAAGATTCTTTTAAGAAGGAGTTCGGGTTTAGTTTTGATAAATCTGATATTTTAGGCTTAATCGATCCAGTTTGTGTTCATCCTGATTATCAAAAAATGGGAATTGGTGTTTCTCTAATCAAAGAAGTCATGAGTGTGTTAAAAACTTCAATTTTTATCACACCTGTTTGGTCTTATATAAATTCTTTAGGCGTAAGAACCACTAATGCAGGAAGAAGCTTTGAAAAACTTGGTTTTAGCCTTGAAGACAGCTCTTTTCATTCGTGGAAAGAAGACTGTAACATAAAATTTCAATGCCCTTTAAAAAATTTATCCGCAGATTGCAATTGTGGAATTAATTTTTATGTAAAAGATAATTATCGTTTATGAGAATTAGACTTACAGAGCTGCGAAAACTTATTCGTGAAGAACTTGCCCGAAAAATTTTGTTTGAAAAATCAATTGAAGGTGAAGATGAGCTAATAGACGACTATGAAGAAAACACAGAAGACATTATACCCAAGAAAGAACTTGTCGATTTAGGCATTAATGTCGATCCTGAGCTTGATTATCACGTCGTTTACGGCAGAATCGTAGGTCAAGATGACGGAGATGATCAAAAGTATTGGGATCAATATAACGATGAATGGGAAGAGATAACAGATAATCAGAGCAATCACCCTAGACAAAGGCATTTCCCTGACAAGAGAGCCAACACTTATTGACTCTTAAAAACCTCGCATAAGCGAGGTTTTTTATTTTTGTGTCATGTACTCCCGATGTATTAAATGTTATATTGAACTCACATATGACACAATCAGAGAGACCTATTCTTATTGTTGATGCAATGAATCTATTTGTGCGCTCATATAGTGCATACCCTACTATGTCAGCCCATGGTTATCAGATGGGTGGAGCAATTGGATTTTTA